AGCTTCTACACACACTAAATATTTTCACGATTTTATTTATCATAATCCTAATTGTGAAATCAGATTTTTAAGAAAGCCAGTTAAAGGGTTTAGATTTGGACACGATGATGGCACAGAAGATGACCCTAATAAAATTGCTTATATTAAACCCTTAATGATTGTAATTTTTAGAAACAAATAATGAGTGCTTATAAAAAACAAATTGGAGGATCACACTATCGTAAAATGAAGATTCAGCCTAGTACCTTCATCAATGAGAACAAGTTGCTGTTTGCTGAAGGAAATGCTATAAAATATATTTGTAGGCATAAAGAAAAAAATGGGAAGGAAGATATATTGAAAGCGATTCATTACTGCGAAATGATACTCGAAAGGGATTATAATGTATAAACCTTTACCTGATTCTGTAACTGTAGCTACATCTAAAATCAACGGTCTTGGTCTCTTTGCAAAAGAGAATATTCCACAAGCTACAAATCTAGGAACATCTCATGTTAAAGTAGGAGATAAAATAATTCGTACACCTTTAGGAGGTTTTATTAACCATGCAAATGATCCTAACTGTGTAAAAATAGAACTTCAATCAAATGGAGAACTAAAAGCTAAGAGGTGGAGTCTAATCACAATCAAAGACATTAATAAAGGGGAGGAAATAACGTTGAAATATACGTTTTATAATATATGAAACAAAGCACTAAAGGAACGATCAACGAAAAAAGAGCAATTATTTATTTTTTAAAAAAAGGATGTGTCGTTTGTAAAAATGTAGAACAACATGGTCCTTATGATATTTCTGTAACTCATCCTAAAGGAGATACAGAATTATTAGACGTAAAGACTTATTTAAAAAGAAAAAGAGATGGTTATCCTATTCATCGTAATCTAACTATTCTACAAAAAAAATTAGGAGTTAAACTTTTCTACATTGATGAAGATATGGAAGGCCATTATCATCCTCCTAAAGGCATATCTTTTACAGAACTCAAACAAGAGAAATGGATAGACGGCTATAAAAAATGGAAGGTAGAATATGATAATTCCAAAATTTGAAGCCCAAAAAGAATGGGTTAAGCCCACAGAATTACCTAATTTAAATAACTATCGTGAAATAGCGATTGATTTAGAAACCTGTGACCCTAATTTAAATCATCGTATGGGTTCGGGAGCTGTTATCCAAGAAGGTAAAGTTGTGGGTATTTCAGTTGCTACCAATGACTATTGTAGATACTTCCCTTTCGATCACGAAGGTGGAGGTAATATGGAACCTACTAGAGTTTTACCATGGTTTAGAGATCTATTAAAAAATAATGCCGTTAAAATATTTCATAACGCTATGTATGATGTTTGTTGGATTCGTTCGATGGGTATGGAAATCAATGGATTAATTGTTGATACTATGATTGCCACTTCTCTCGTTGATGAAAATAGAATGCGATATGATTTAAATAGTGTCAGTAAAGAATATTTAGGATACGGAAAAGATGAACTTGCACTTCAGACCGCAGCTAAAGAATGGGGTATTGATCCTAAAGCAGATATGTGGAGATTACCAGCTCTTTATGTAGGTAACTACGCAGAAAAAGATGCTAGAGTTACTTATGATCTTTGGCAAAAACTAAAACAAGAAATTATTAACCAAGACATTGAATCAATTTTCAATTTAGAAACTGATTTATTTCCCTGTTTGGTTGATATGCGTTTTAAGGGAGTTCGTGTACAAGTTGAAAAAGCGAACCAAACGAAGAAACAACTAGCAACAAAAGAGGAACAATTATTGTTTGAAATTAAAAAAGAAACAAATGTAGAACCCCAAATCTGGGCTGCAGCCTCTATTGCTAAAATGTTTGATAAATTAAAACTACCTTATGACCGAACAGAAAAAACAGGAGCACCTTCTTTTACTAAAAACTTTTTACAAAATCATCAACATCCTTTAGTAAAGAAAATTGCTCACGCAAGAGAAATTAATAAAGCCCATACCACATTCATTGACACGATTATAAAACACGAACATCATGGAAGAATACATTCAGAAATTAATCAATTAAGATCCGATAATGGAGGAACCGTGACAGGAAGATTCAGTTACCAAAATCCAAACCTCCAGCAAATTCCTGCAAGAAACAAGGATCTCGGACCATTAATTAGAAGTTTATTTATACCCGAAGAAGGACATACATGGGGCTGCTTTGATTACTCTCAACAAGAACCAAGACTCGTTGTGCATTATGCCTCTCTTCAAAATTTGCCAGGGGTTTATGATGTCATAGAATCTTATAAAGAAGGAGAAGCAGATTTTCATAAAATTGTTGCGGACATGGCTGAAATTCCACGATCTCAAGCCAAAACAATTAATTTAGGATTATTTTATGGAATGGGTAAAGCTAAACTTCAAGCTGAATTAGGAGTAAGTAAAGATAAAGCATCCGAATTATTTTCAACTTATCATAATAAAGTTCCTTTTGTTAAACAACTTATGGAGGCAGTATCACGAAGAGCTCAAAATCGTGGACAAATTAGGACTTTACTTGGACGATTATGCCGGTTTCATTTATGGGAACCTGCAGTATTCGGTATTCATAAGCCGTTGACACATGATGCAGCACTCCAGGAACACGGACCAGGAATAAGAAGAGCTTATACCTATAAAGCATTAAATAAATTAATTCAGGGATCTGCTGCTGATATGACAAAAAAAGCTATGATAGAATTACATAAAGAAAATATTGTACCTCATATTCAAATACATGATGAGTTGGATATTTCTGTAAAAGATGATAAAGAAGCTAAACATATTATAGAAATAATGGAATCAGCAGTTGAATTAGAGATACCAAATAAGGTAGACTACGAGTCTGGTGAAAACTGGGGTGAAATTAAATAGGAGGAAATATGGAAATGATAACAGACGCAGCAAAAGACCTGTGGAAAAATCATAGAAAAGCTGTGATTATCGCAGGTGTTGTTGTTATAATTTTAATAATCGCAGCATTTTAAGGACTTTATGATAGATGGCATACTTAAACGCAAACATTCCTGCAACTTATGCACAGGTCAGGAGAGAATATCTTTATGACCTTAAAGAACATTACGGAGAAGTGGAAGACTGCCTTATCTTTGGCATGGCATCGATTTCAGGACATTCCATACTCTTTCATGCAGTTATGGAAAATGGTGCTGTCTTCTATCGTTTACCGATTAGCGCCTTCATACAAAGAGGCTTTGATGTCAAAAAAGTTCCTCGGATGCGACTTGACGAGTTGGAGCTTTGGAATTGTTTTAGTTATTATCCTGCTGTTACTTCTTACGATATTTTAAGCGGACAATCCGGTAAATACATAGGAAAAGATAAGAAATGGTATTACGGAAATTATCTTTTTACTATTGACTGGGCTCATCCAGAGGGTAATATAGTCGATACGGATCATTCCGAAATTCCGCATGAACATAAGTGCGCACACATACTTGCCTTGGAAAACGGCAACTATGCGGCTCAGCCAAATAATAGATTAATATGGAATATACCATCTTTCACGGTGAAAGATGAAGTTCCAACTGATTGGAAGGTACAGACCAGTGATTGGACTGTTGAAAATAGTCGTAGATGGACAACTGAAGACTCAGACAGGTTCTTCTACGAAATTGAGGAGAACAAGGATGATTAAAAAAATAATAGAGACCATTTGTTGGCCATGGACTAAATTTGTTAAATGGTTAGCTGATGGATTACCTGAAAAAAAAGATGATAAATAGATTCTGCAAAAAATGTAACCACCTATGCCATTGCGTAGAAGCGGATCACGCTGATTGTAAGTGTGATGACTGCGAATGTGGACAAAGAGCAGAAGATAAAACCTTTGAAGGTGGTGTCGTTATTGACAGCACCCAAGACTGTGAGGCATGTGAATAAAATATATTTAGTATTAGCCTTACTATTTGTGTTATTTTTTTCTACAAATACCTACGCGGGTTCTACTCAGACTAACGTCTCGGGTAGTAATACAGCTATAGAGGGGGGGTATACAGGGGGTGCAACTACTTACGAATCAGGTAGTTCAAGTACCTCAACAACAAACAATACATCTAATTCAGATATAAGATCTGCCCCCCCTACTGCAGGAGCCCCTTCTTATAACTCAATGACACAAGATGTATGTGCCGTAGGTGCATCCGCAGGGGTACAAACATTTGGTGTAGGAGTATCAGCAGGAAAACATTTTATTGACAAAAATTGCGAACGACTTAAACTAGCCCGTATCTTAAATGACTTTGGTATGAAAGTTGCAGCAGTAGCAATCTTATGCCAAGATGAAAGAGTATTTGAAAGTATGATACAAGCCGGAACCCCATGTCCAATTGATGGTAAAATTGGAAAACAAGCCCTTAGACTTTGGGAAAAATACGATTTTGAGAGACCTGATTATAAGAAATACGTATCTCGTATGAAAAAAAGAGAAAAGGTAGAACCTGTTGTAAAAGCTGAACCGCTTCCAGCAGATGTTTCTATCGGTAAAAAGGTCCAATGGAAACAACCCAAATAAAAACTAAGATAAAAAACTTACTTATTACTTTTTTCGTATGTTATTTTATAGGCTCATGTGCCATACATAAAGTTAGGGCAGAAGATATAACAACCGGTAATCTTTTACCTAATGGCACAGGATCAGCCTCGAATCTACAATCTGTAGACACTACAGTCCCTAATGTTCAATCTAGTTGTTCTTCTTTTACGTCCGTTAATACAACGTGCACCAATTCAAATTGGAACTATCAGGAAGTAGAAGTAGGAAGTACATCTTCAGGCACAGGAACCTTAAATTATCAAGGCAACTTAGTTGGAGTTCAAACAGGTGACGAAACATCAACTCAGGCAATGCTCGATAATGGAGTTACACTAGATTCGACAACAATTATTCAAAACTGCGAGTGGTCTGGATCTTCTAGCGCGTGTGGACAAGCTCAATCAGGTAGAGATACTTTTAAGACAACCGTTAAAATACTCGATTCCGATGGCAATGTACTATCCCAGGTTGATCAGATTAGAAATACAGATGCAGGATACTATGCCAATGCTCACAAATACACAGATCAAGTTATCTACAATAGTGCGGGATCCAATAAATTTGATTGGACCTGGATGGGAATTGATGGAGACTCTACACCCGTTGATTTAGGTGGCCCAAACTTATTGGGTGCTAAATTAACTATGACCTACGACAACACAGTCCTAGAGGAATCGACATCAACAGCTCTTACCAATTTACAAGAAGAATTAGCAGAATTTGAAGAAGAAATTATTGAATTTACAATGGAAGAAGAAATTGAAGTAACCATGGAAGTTGAAGAAATGGAAGAAATTCAAGAGACTTTTTCCTTTACTCCAATGTTAATGGTATTTGAAGAAGAAGAAATTATGGAAGAAGAAATTATGGAAGAAGAAATTGTTATGGAAGAAGAGTCTATAATAGAGGAAACACCTATAACAGCGTCTTTTTTCTCAGCCGTCGCACAAGAAGAGGAGATTTATGAAGAAACAGAGGAGATCGCAGCATCTTTCTTACCAATGGTTTCTAAAGAAGAGGAAATGG